CGAAATGTTTGGCGGTAACGTTGAGTGTTGGATTGATGTCAAGAAGATGATTCACTTCGGTCGCAAGCTTGACCTTACCGGCATCTCTGCAGGTACGGTCATCCCTGCCGGTACGATGGTGCATTTCGACAACAACAGCGACTTCGCTGAGATTATCCACAGCACCGACAACAACACCAAGCTCGACTCAGTGAATGGTCTTACCCGTCACGACGTAAAGGTTGTGGAGGGTACCTATTTTGCCAGCGTTGCCATCGTTATTGAGGGTAAGCTGTGGGGTGATGCCGTAGACGTTCCCTCCCGTGTGGAGAACCGTCTTTTCCCGAACATCACCTTTGAACGCCTGCGTGCTGATGCCTACAAGGCTCTGCTCGGCAGTATCTCACTGAACAAGAGCACGGCTACCGTTGCCGTTGCTGGTACGACTTCACTCACCGCCACCACCGACCCCGCTGGCGAGACCGTCACTTGGGAGTCGAGCGACACAAGCAAGGCCACCGTTTCCGACGGCACCGTTACTGGTGTTGCTGCTGGTACCGTAAAAATCACCGCCAGTGCCACTATTGGCGGTCACGTACGTACCGCCGAGTGTGTAGTAACCGTAACCTCTGAATAAAGAAAGGAGCAGATTATGATTAGAGACGCACAGTTTTACGATTTCATAGCCCAGGGTCTTGCCTCTATGGGCTACGTTAAGAACGGTCAGGTGAGCCTTGACATGTATCTTAACGATATGTTTGCCGAGAAGTGGAACGCCGAGCGCACTTACGCCCAGATGGGCTTCCCTCTCGACCCGGACATCAAGCTTCACCCGACCTACGAGCAGATAGAAGCCACCATCCGTCCCTACACGATGGCTGCCTATGTCGATTACGACTCTGACGGTCCTTCGAAGAGTGTTGACGGTATGATGCTGAAGAGCGGCGAGATACCCATCTTCAAGCACGAGGTGTACCTCGACCGCAAGAAGATTAAGGAGAAGATGGCTCTCACCGACGCTCTCGGCGGCATGTCGAATGAGATTGTCGATGCCGTCATGGGCCTGTTCTTCACTGCTACCGATGACCTTATCGGCGGTAACTTCAATACGGTGATGTTCCAGCGTCATCAGATTGTCGGTAACGAGGGTAAGCTTATCATCAATGCCGAGAACAACCCGTACGGTCTTCCTCTTGAGATTGACTTCGGTGTTCCTGCAAAGAACAAGACCACGAGTGTTTGGTTTACGAAGTCCAAGGACGGCACCGTTTCTCAGGATGCTGGTGTCACCAGCGGCAGCACGAAGCCCATTGACATTGCGAAGAAGATTATCCGCAACGCCGAAGAGAACGACTTCGCTCCTGCCGGACACTGGGAGTGCTCGAAGCGCACGAAGGACGACCTGCTGGCTATGCCGTACTTCCGTCAGATGTACGCCCTTGCCACCCGTCCTGACATCACCAGCGACGACACCCGTGTAGCATGGGCCAACACCATCGAAGAGGACATCATCTGGACCTATATCCAGAACCGTATCGGCCGCATCGAGGTTATTGACGCTGTCGGCAGCGTTGAGTTTATCAACCCGAAGACCAAGAAAGCCGCCTACAAGAACATCCAGGCCTTCAAGGAGGGCGTTCTGGTATATGTTCCCGACGGCGAGATTGGTAGCGTCCAGAGCGGTAAGCCCATCTTCATTGACTCGGGCAACACCCGCAGTGCACTGTTTGACGGTGGTCGCACGCTGATTCGTGAGATTCGCGACGGCGAGCACATGACCATCAAGACGAAGTCCGAGAGCCAGACCCTCTGTGTTCCGACGCAGACCCGCTGGTTCTACTACTTGAACATCATGGGTTAAACCTTGTAGCCATTGCCTGTATGAACGCGTCCAACGGACACCAGCCGAAGATTTACACAATCGGGGACTATCTCTTCGATTGTGTAAACTTCGGTATTCCTCGCGGCGCCGTAGTCTCGAAGTGTGTGGATCGTGGCATTGAGCCATTTACGGCGTATGCTTCTGTGGAACAGCGCGAACGTGACCTGCTGAAAGCCGACCTGTACATATGGATATGTATGGGTCCGAGCAAGGTCAACTCCACCTCTGACTCTGACAACGGCTGGAGCCATTCCGAGGGCGGCTATACACTGACGGATGAAGATAAGGACCGTATGCTTGCCTATGCCAAGTCGGTATATGAGAAATACGACGAGGAGTTTGAATATGACGACTCCGTAGAGGTTGCTATAGGCAGCTTTGGGATTAAGCCCTGCGATTACGACGAGGCAGGCATCCCCGTTCCGCATATTGAAAGGGTGCTGTGACACAGCACCATACTGAACGGTATGAGAAAGAACGATGTCTATAATCCGCGATACCCACACCACATTAAGATTGTGAGACGGGAGATTCAAGACAGGTACTCTGAGGGAGCGCCTACTGAGACCGTTATTTACGAGGGTATGGGCCGCAGCTATACAGACACCACGACCACGGGCGACGCTAAAGTTGATACAAACAAGCGTAAGGCCAGCATCCCTGTGAGGTTTGACGAGTGGGGAGAGTTTGCGGGAGAACCGCAAGAAGCGGGCGACTTCGTGCCGATGAGTGGTGATATTCTGATAGCGACGAAAGGAAATATCGTTGAGGAATGGGAGGTTAAGGACTTCGAGCCTGACAACAACAGGAGCGTCGTCTATGGTGAGCTGAATAGGAATGCGAATGTTTAGTTGCGGGTAAACCGCAACTCACAGTAAAGGGTAGTTGATATGAGAGCATCGAAGAGAAGTGATATCAAGGCTGTGTTTGACAATCTCAGAAAGACCGCCTACAACAAGGCGCAACGCGAAATGACAGCAGGTTTGCCGCTTGTCATGAAAAGGGTTCATCAGTTTGCCCGCGAGAAGATGTCTGAGCTGAAAAAACACGACATGACCGGCAACTACATCAACTCCTTTGGTATTGCTATATACAGAAATGGCGAGTTCATTGCTTGTGCTACCAGCAGCGAGATTGAAGGGGAATCACCCATTCAACTGACGCTTGCCAAGGGAGATAAATTCCCAAAAGAGCGCAGGCGTTATGACAGCCAAATACAGCAGTTCAATTTCAAAGCCCCCGAAGGTATGCGTCATATCCTTGCGGATGCCGAGGTTGTGCGTTGGCTGAGACGTTATCGTCCAAGAGTCGACAAGAACAAGGAATCACTTTCCTATCGTATTGTAACCGTGGTGGATTATGCCAAGATGGTAGGCGGTAACAAAGTGCTCTTGCAGATAGCTGATGATATTGAAAGTCGCGGTGGTGATATTCGTGAATTTAGATTTGCTTGACTATGGTTACTCCTGAAGATGTGCTTGAAACGATGGATAAGGCGGCGCAGAATGTTTGCACAAGGACGTTCCTACAGGAGCGTCCCAATGCTACCGACGCGAAGCTTACGGAGTTTGTCGTGGTGTCGCTGCCCTACTCTACTTCTAACAAGACACTTGGCGAGAGCGATGACTGGTGGCTCGACATGACGGTGGTGTTTGAGATATTCGTCGCCGACAGGAAGACCAGGAGTAATCCGAAGGAGTTCAACCAGCCTGCAATGAAGCGTCTGCGGAATGCGCTCTTAGAGCTGTTCCCGATAGAAGAGGAGAACGGTCTTTTCAAGATAGACTATCCCCGTACGGTGATACCTGCTTCGGGTGACGGCAACGGCTACCACTATACCCGTATACAGGCAAAGATGACTACAATGGTGTGACCTTGCGGTAAAACCGCAAATGGCGAGATAAGAAACAACATTATTAACTAAAAACAATTATTAATTATGGCAGCAATGAAAACAAAGAGTGAGCTGAAAGACGTGTTTAGCGGCATTTCCTCACTGTGGTATCAGAAAACTCCGGTTGATCTGACGAGCCTGAGCTCCGCTCTGGTCCTTGCTCCCGACTACGACCTCCCCGTAAAGGTCGAGACCGTAAACTTCGAGCAGGGCGACCCGACCATCGACCACTACAAGGTTATCGGTCTTCCCGGTGACTGGGTGACGAGCTTTGAGGCTGGCGACATCGACGTTTCGTTCCGTGTTCCGACGAAGAGTACCGACGTTCTGAAGATGGCCTACGGCGCAGATGCCGTCAAGGAGAGCGTGACGGCCAAGGTGAGCACCGACGGCACTACGCCAGAGTCTGCTAACTACAGCGGCACTGGCCTCGTTCTTCAGCAGACGCAGATTACCGGTACGTTCGTACTGGTTAACGGCAGCAAGGACAAGCTGTTGGTTCTGACGAACGTCACGCTGACAGCCAAGCCTGTTATCGACCAGGACGCCAAGGGCGTGTTCGCCCTCGACTTCAACGGAAGTATCGAGACCAACGGCACGAGTCCCGACATTCTGTTCTTGACGAAGAACAGCTAATTGTATGTTGTTTAGGCAGCTGAACCAAAAGACCGAGGGGCGGGCGGGAAACCGCTTCGCCCCTTGTTCTTCCAAAAAAAGAACGTAGCTTTAAATGAAATAAAAGATGGCAGAGAAAGTCGAGATAGAGCAGCCGAGCATAGACCTTCAGCGACTTGTCAGTGAGCTGATGGAACAGGAGCCAGAGACCGTTGTTGTTGCTGGCC